GCAGGCACAACAGCAGTAGTAGCTAAAAAGCAGGGGAAACAATATTTAGGAATAGAGTTAAAGCAGGAATATATTGATATGGCGAACAAGAGAATAAACAAGATCCCGGAAACATTATTCTAAATAAGAGAGGAGGATAAAACATGACAAAGAGTACAAAAGAAGCACCGATAACAGCAAATAAATGGGTGCCATATTGCGTGGTAACCAACCGAGCGGAAGTAATAAAGACAGACGTGCTGGCCGGATACCAGACAGCAGAGAGTAAGCAGCTGGGGAAAGATGTATTTGCAAATGCAGATTATAATGAAGGATCATTGGTAAAGCCATTATATGAACCACTTACTATGGCAAAACTATTAGAGATTAACACCTATCATATGAGAGCCTGCAGAACAAAAGCAGAGGATGTGGCCGGGAACGGTTGGAAGTTAGTGCCTTTAGTGGATAAGCCAAGCGATGAGCAAAAAGAAGCGATAGAGGAATTCATAAAAGGCCAGGAGGAAGGCCTGGAGGAGACCATAAAAAAGACACAGCTTGACAAAGAACTTGTAGGATTTTTTTCAATGGAGATAGCCAGGGAAGAAAATGCATTCGATGGACCAGTAAACCAGATCCGACATATCCCAGCACACACCGTAAGGATACACAAAGAAGGAAACAAATTCTGTCAGGCCAGGGATAATAAAAAGAATTGGTTCAGGTTATTCGATTATGAAAAAGATGTAAAAAGAGATACAGGAGCAGAAGAAACAGGGAAGAGCCTGGATAAAGATACCAGGGGAAACGAAATTATATGGAACGTAAATTATACTCCCAGGAGTTGCTTCTACGGAATCCCGGACATCACACCAGCGATCGGAGCGATTACCGGGGATATCTCCAGAAGAGATTACAATATAGCCTTTTTTAATAATTACGGAGTGCCAGCTTATATGGTTTCGATATGTGGAGACTTTGACCCTGGGGATAAAGACCCGGATACCGGAAAAACAGAGCTGGTCAAAAATATAGAGGAAAAATTTAAAGAGGTTATAAAGAATCCGCAATCAGTTATGATTCTGACCATACCAAAATCAGCATCAGCATTGGGAGGAGAGATAGAAGTAAAAGTAGAGCCTTTATCTACCGATATCAAAGAAGCTTCATTCAGACTTTATAGAGTAGACAACCGGAACGAAGTTATAACCGCACATGCTATACCACCATACCGGATGGGAATATATGAGACCGGAACGTTAGCAGGCAACCTGGGAGCAGAGTCAACCGTTATATATTACACCAGCGTAATCAAACCAAGACAGGAAGTTTATAATCATATCATGAACCATGAGATCCTACCGACCCTCGGAATAACCGATTGGAAATGGGAACTTAATTCCATTGACCTGGAAGACATTGATAAAGAAATTGACAGAGTAGTTAAATTAATTGGATGTGCAGTAATGACACCAAACGAAGCCATAGAATATGTAGGGGATCATTTTGGAGTAGAGAAGTGTGAAGATAATCCAGCGATGGATTTGCATTATATAAATGGCCAGGCAATTGATGCAGGGAACTTTATACCGGAAAGCGAAATAACCGGAGTACTGCAAGGTTTAAAAAGTAAATTAATCGAGGGGTTAATTGATTATGTCAACAAAACTAGCAATAAAACTTCTGATAGAGATAGAAGGTATACAAAAGCAATTGCGGACCTGGAAAAAGATTCCAGGGAACTTGATGAAGGAAGAAAACAAGTTATATCAGAAGTTAAGAGTATTAATAAGACAAAAGAATAAAGAGGTACTGGAGCAATTAAAAAAGCTGGACCGGATACCATCCTCGGACATGGAATTAAAAGCCTTACTTGCACCATTAGCGGAAGCCAAAGAGGAATATACTAATATTGTCATGGATAATACGCAAGAGGCAATCAGGGCAGGCATGACCAGGACTGTCAATGAACTTAAAAAACAAGGCCTGGGGAAAAGCATAAAAAGCAATATGGCCTTTATTTTAAATGGCAGTATAAAAGTAAAAAAACCAAAAAAGCCCAAAGTTACAATTCCCGTATTACCTACATTAGCTTTTAATGAATTTAGCGATGAAATATCAGAACTTTTAAAAGACCAAACCTTTATAGCGTCGGAGCAGACCATAGATAGGATGACCGGGGAGGTTATGGGAAATCTAAAAGACAGTTACGAAAAAGGATACGGGATAGATAAAGCAGCGGATAACCTGGGGAATGTATTCGAAAATATGGAAGGGTACGAATTAAAGAGGGTAGCCAGAACAGAAATCAATGGAGCACAAAACAGAGGAGCAGAAGCAACCGAACTGCAGCTTGGGATTCAATACGATATGTGGAGAACAGCCGGGGATGAAAGAGTAAGAGGATTAGAACCAGAGGATACAGCAGATCATGTATATTTAGATGGCCAGATATCAAAGGTAGGAGGGAACTTCAGTAATGGATTATCAAGGCCAGGGGATAGAACAGGACCAATAGCGGAATGGATAAATTGTTTTATTGGTGATACCCTAATAGACGCTACTGAAACAAAAAGGGTTTACAGAAGGTTCTATAAAGGTAAAATTATTACCATCAAAACCTCCTCTGGCAACGAATTGTCCGGAACTCCTAATCACCCAATATTGACTTCTAAAGGTTGGATTCCTCTTGGCAATATTAATAATGGGGATAAGGTAATTAGCACATTTGGAAACGTTGAATTTCCTATTAGAACCCCAAATAATAATTATGTTAAAACCAGCATTGAGGAGATATATGCATCGAGTTCTAAATTGAGTCCTGTAAAAAGGGTTATTAACACTAAAGACGATTTCCATACAGATGGAAGGGGGAGTAAAGAGGTCGATATTATAACCAAAGATATTATGTTGAGAGATAACCTTAATATTTCTATTAGTCAATTTTTTAAAAAGTTTATTTTCTCCAGCTCCAATATATTGTCCGGTCTTTTTTCTTTTAATAGCCATTTTAATTTTCTCATCCATGCCAATCTTGCGACCTCTGACAGCATCGTGAGCTTTTGCAGTAAGTCTTTGCCGTTCAGCTTTGGAGGTCTTGGCCATTCTAATATACATAGCTTGAGACCTGCTCCTACCCGAAATATTAGATTCAGTAAGGTAGCGGTAAATAACATTTCTGGAAACATTAAACTTGGAAGCAAGGGACTTAACAGATTCACCTTCTTGGTAAAGATTTGTAATCTTATCAGAAGGCAAATCAATATTAAGAAATTTGGAATTAATAAAGATATTGTTATCAACAAGTCTCTTTCTAATAACCTTATGAGTAACACCATAATTTTTAGCGATGGCCTTAATAGAATATCCGTTCCTATAAAGATGGATAATATTATTAATACCAGAAGAAGTAATTTTAATGGACATGTGTACAACCTCCAAACAAAAGACAATTTTTATGTTTCTAATAACATTATAACACATAACTGTCGTTGTACGCTAATCCCTTATCTTATGCCAGAAGGATTTATAGCTCCGGCAATGGATTATTTTTATGAAAGTGATTTAATTAGAATAACATAGAGGAGGGATCATGAGAAAAGTAAGAGAAATAAGATGCAAAGAATGCGGGGATTTATTGTTTAAAGTCATTGATGAGCAATACATAGAGATAGTTTGCGGAAGGAAGAAACACAAGACTTTATGGGAAATGCCTGAACGACCCTTGACAGATAATAATAAAATTGGTAAAATAGTATTAAAGTAAAATATTCAATTAACATTCCTTAATAACTCCTGATGACAGCAGAGCACCTTCGAGAGCCAGAATTACTCGGAAAGATGCTCTGCTTTTTTGTTGGGGAATAGTTAAAATAAAGAATGAAAGGAGTTGAGAATATGCCAGCGAAAAAGGCCAGAGGAGCAGAGGGATCATATGAAGAAAAAAGGGAGCAATTAAGAATACACTTCGAAAAAGACTTTAAAGAATCCTATATAATTTATACATTCCCAGATGCAGTAATATTAACAGAATACAATACCGGTAAAAACTACGAAATTGAGTATGCCATAATCGATGGTAAAATTAAATCCGGAGATCCGAAAGAAGTGGAAGTAGCCTACATATTAAAAAGCCTGCTTGATGAAGCTAAAGCAAATATCACCGAAAAGGGTATGAACGAAGCCTTAAAAGTATACTTATATTATAATGTCAATAAGAAATGGCCAGGGGAAGAGAAGAAACAGGGAACGGAACTAACTGGACCAATATTCAAAAAGGTAGAAAAACAACGGATAGTCTATGCTGCAGTATTAGTACCAGGAGAACCGGACCTCGATGAAGATATAGGAGAGAAGATCCTAACAGCGGAGGAGATAGAAGGAGTAGCTCATAAGTGGATGGAGGAATATGGGAATATCGATTATATGCATGGCCTGAATAATGTAGCGAAACCAGTAGAGACTTTTATATTACCGATGGCCTGGGAAGTGGAAGCCTTTGGAGAGAAAATGCTCCTGCCAAAAGGAACATGGGTATTAGCAGCGAAAGTGATAAACGACACAGCCTGGAAGAAGGTAGAGAGCGGAGAACTAACCGGGTTTAGCATAATGGGAATACAAAGCAATGTTTTGAAGAGCATAATGAATGATGTATCCAAAGGAAAGAGGGTAGATGAATCCCTCAACGCAGCCATGAAAAGAGTCTTGATTGCAGATTTAGGGAAGGATTGGCTCGTGCCATTTGTTAGTTTGGTAGATGAGCCATGCGTACCGAAAGCGAAATTCTTTGCCATAAAGAAAAAAACAGAGCTCCAGGGAGAGAAACAAGACGAGAGCGTATGGGATAAAATTATAAAACGTTTCAAGAAAGACGACCTGGACCAGATAACAGAGAATACCATAAAGCTAACCAGGGAAGCGACCAAAGCCGGGAGGAGCATATCGGATGATACTTTTGCTAAATTAAAAAGTGCTCTTGAAGCATTACAGAAATTAATTGACAAAGCAGATAAAGAGAGGAAACCTGATTATTTGAAAGATAAAAAAATGAAAGGAGATGAATTGGAGATGGAAGAAAAAGACGTTATTAAATTAGTGGACGAGAGGCTGGATGAGAAATTAAAACCAATAAACGAAGGCCTGAAAGCATTGCTTCCTAAAGAAGAGAAGGAAGAAGAAAAAGAAGCCGGGAAAGCAAAAAAAGAAGAAGAGGAAAAAGAAGAGGAAACACCCGAGGAAAAAGAAGAAGAGGAAACAGAAGAAGAAGAGGATGAGGAAAAGGATGCATTAAAAGCGGAAAATTTAACCTTAAAAGAAACTTTGGATAAACTCCAGAAGGCCAGAAAAGGCCTATCCAAAGCGGAAAAAGGGCAAGAAGATGAAGAGCCTCCCAAAAAATATACCGTCAAGGATCACCTGAAAGGACTTGACAGAGACAGCATGGGAAGAGCAATTAAAAAGAAAGAATAAAAAAAACAAATCAAAAAAAACGAAAGGAGATGATACAAATGTCATTGAGCCAAGGAGAAATGCTGAAATTAATTGATAGAGCCTTAAAAGGCGGGATAGTGGATATCGATGCTTTAGGGGAAGCGGTACTGCAACCAACCAAGCTAACCAGATTTATCAGAAAAATGCAGGAGAAAACCGTTATACTCCCGGAAGCCAGATATATGCCAATGGATGCACAAATAGCCCACATAGACAGAATATCCTTCACCGGGAGGGTATTGGATTCTGGAGACGATGCATCAGGGGATCATAGAACATTAGCAGAGAGCGACTACGCGAAACCAACCACAGCAATAAATAAATTAACCGTTCATGAATTCCAGGCTATTGTTAGTATCCAGGATAAAGCCTTAAGGAGAAATATCGAAAAGGAAAACTTCGAGGAAACCTTAATAGATTTATTAGGAGAAGCAGTAGGAAGAGATATGGAGGAATTTGCATTATTTGCAGATACCGATTTTAGCTACGCACAGGATCACGTCTTAAGCAAATCCAACGGATGGATAAAACAAGCAGCGAACGCAGTCTACGGAGGAAGTACAGAGGATTTCGACCCTGCTGCAGACACCTACCCGGAAAATATGTTCAATGCGATGTTAGGTGGAATGCCTAAAGAATACCTAACCGATGTAGGAGCATGGAGATATTGGGTAAATTGGGAGGTAGAGAATGCCTATCGGGATTTATTAAAAGCCAGAGGAACTTCTCTTGGAGATAGCGTATATACCACAAACCAGAAACTGGCCTACAAAGGGATTCCAATCGAGAGAGTACCGATGATAGAGCGAGCCAAAGCAGAATTAGTAGGAGGCTGTGGAGACGTGGCCATGCTCGGATACCCGAACAATCATGTCTGGGGAGTATTCCACAAGGTAACCATCGAAAGAGAAAGAGAAGCAAAAAAAAGACAAACCGACTTTATCTTGACCCTGGAAGTAGATGCGGGATACGAAGACGAGAATGCTGTAATTGTAGCATACATAGACAA